TTCTTTAGCTATTGTTTTTAATATAGTTCTATTCGCAGCATCTGCTTGTAATGCATCAAATGCTTTTTTAACTTGTGGTTCTATTCTAGCACGTATAGCTTCAGCATTTACATTTGCTTCATCTAACGAATCAGTTGCTTCTCTTATAAATATATCTTGTAATTCTTTTAAACCTTTTGGTTGACCACCAGATAAAGTTTGATTATCAAGTATTTCTTTTACTTTAGGATCTGTTTTAGCTAGTTCTTTCATTCTAGCTTGAACATTTAATTCTTTACCTATTACATTAATAGAACCGCCCCATGCAGTTCCTAATGTTAATCCCATAGCACCACCTAATGCAGACTCAACTGCAAGACGATTTGTGTCAAATTCTTTACCTTCTCCTAGTTGCATAATAGCAGAGTATGCAGCACCTTCAGGTACAGCTATAGTACCAACTGCAGCACCTCTAGCTAGTCTTGGTGTCTTAGCTAAGATCTTATTAGCCTGATAGAATTTAGTTAATGCATTAGCTCCTAAAAACTGTGGTGTAAATATAAGATATGGATCTGCCATAAATGCATTTACTAACTCACCACCCATAGCACCTGGATTAGTTTTTACTGCTTCTTTCAAAGCATCTATACTAAACGGTTCATCATTTAAAGTATAACTATATCTTTCTAATACAGCTTCTGCCTCTAGATATTCAGGGCTACCTCTTAGATTAGGATTTTGTTCTATAAAAGTTTGTGCTTTCTTAGCTTGTACTTCTTTAGTATTACCAGATAGACCTTGAAACAATGCAACAGGTAAACTTTCATATCGCATTAAATCTAATGGGTTTCTTAATGTTTCAAAGAATCCTTTAGGTTGTGGTGGTAATTGATACTCTTCACCAAATGTATTTATTTCTTCTCCAAAAACAGGTTCGCCTAAAACGGATTCACCAAAGACAGCTTCTCCAAAAACAGCTTGACCAAATGCTTTAACCATTATGGTTTTCTACGTCTGCCTACTCCAGGTTGTGTAAATATAGCACCTGATGGTAATGCATCATATTCTGCTTGTGTAGTAATTTCTACATCTATCATAGATTTAAATTCACCTTTACCAAATTTACCTTTACCTGATTTAAGTTCACCATTTTCTACTGCTCTCATGATTGCAAGAGTTAAGGCTTCAGGCTGAGTTAATCCTGGATTTTTTTGTAATTCTTTCATTGCTTTAGAAGCTAATGCATAACCTTGATTTTCATCTTTAATATCAAATTCATTCTTTAATCTACTTTGTGCAAGTTTAGTTAATTCTTCAGAAGGCATATCTATTTTAGATGCATCAGCAAGAGATTTACTATAACTTAATTCTGCAACTCTCATTTGCATAGCATTTTTATTAGATATCATTAATGCTGCAGCTTGATCTTTATTAAATTTATTATTACCAAGTAATGCAGTAGCAAGATCTTGTGTTTGTGATCTGTTATATAAATCAATACCACTCATCATTTTAGCATATGCTTCTGGATTATCTGTTTGCATATTAAATATTTTATCAAGACCAGATTGTAGTTTGTTCATAAATGATTTACCTTCAAGTTTAGGATCAGGTAATAAAGATTCTCCTTTATCTGGTAATGTACTTTGAACTGTAGCACCACTTTCTGCAAATGCTTTTTCTTTAGCTGCTATTTCTTTTTTTGCTGCTGCTATGTCTGCACCTGATTGAGTAACTCCTGTTAGTTTTTTACCTGATACTTGTCTTGGTCCATAATCAGTCATAATACTTTGTGTTGAATCTGTAAACGTAGGACTCAAGTACATAGTATTAGGATTTTTTGGTCTAGTATAAGACTCTGTCATACTTTGATTAAATTGATCTTGTGTCATTGTTTCAGGTTTTTGAAAAGGGTTAACCTGATATTGACTTAATAATCCGTTTGCCATAATAATTTCCTATCCTAATAATCCGCCAAGACCGCCAAGGATTGCACCATATGTACCACCCATACCACCGAATTGACTACCTAATTGATAACCTGTTTGTGCTGAACCTAATGCAGAACCAAATCTACTACCACCACCTGAGTACTCATAGCTTGGATTGTTAAATGATCCAATGCTTAAGATAGGTGACATAAATGAATTTAATCTATCGTATGGTGATCTTTGTTCAAACTCATATCTATTGATACGATCTTGTAAAGTTCTACCTGCAAGATCTTCATAAGCAGCACCAACTTCTCCAACACCTGCTATACCTGCACCTCTACGTCTATCATATAAATCTTGAATATTTTGTATGCCTTCAGCTCCTGTACCCATTCTACCAAACATAGCTTCTCTAGCCTGTTGCTCTCTAGCAATGTCAGCTTGTGATGAACCATATTGTCTTGATAGTTGTGCAGCTCTAGCTTGTTGTTCTCTTGTAATATCTGCTTGACTACCTTGAAACAGTCTATCCATAGCTTCTCTACCACCAGTAAATTGTCTACCAATAGCAGACTCTCTAGAATCTAATTCTCTAGCTCTTTCTGCTTCTGCAGCAGATTGTGCAATAGGAGCATAGGCTTGACCAAAACCTCTAGCCACAGCTTGTTGTGCGCCTGGACTAGTTCCTGTTCTACCTTGTCCACCAAATGAAGATTGTACATCTTGCATTACATCACTTAAGATTCCAGATCTTACATCAGAAAGATATTCACCTTGTGGTTGTATTTCTGTATAAGCATCTCTACCAGGATCAGCAGATCCATAACCCATACCTAATCCACGATTAGCATAAGCACTACCCATGCCAGCACCTAGACCTCTATTCATATAAGAATCGCCTGCAGCACCAGATGCCATACCACCAAAGGTACCAGCAGCTAGGTCATAGTAAGTACTACCACCCATCATATCCATGCCTTGAGCTTTTTGTAAATCTAAAGCAGCTTGAGTTTGTGGAGAAAAACCAACTACTGTAGATCCAGGATAATAATTTCTGCCAACATCACTCGCATATAAACGAGCTGATTCTGTCATAATATCAGATATATAAGGCTCAGCTTCTTCGTAAACGCCTCCTACTACTTTTGATACTTGTGGGTCATCGGATCCAAATGACATATATTATTCCTCCAATTTTCTTTCTAATAAGTAATGTGTTACTTTATAATTATGTTGTTTAAGTATGCGAGACCATCCTGGTCGAGCATATGTTTCTAAGTGAGTACAGCCTTGTTGCTTACCCCACTTCTCTATTATTTCTATTTTATCTTGCCATAACTTTCTGTTCTTACCTGTAACAATAAACAGATTAAGAGATCTAGTATTAGGTCTAGTTATAACTTTAGATACAATACAACCTTGGTATTTATCTTTTTTATCTTCATTCCATAATATCCAAAGCTGCGCTTTATTATCATAGATTGAATCCATTACATCTTTAAGATTATAATGATTACCAGAATACTTTAATGCTTTGTCTATAGATTCCAGAACAAAGGGTTCAGCTTCTTTAACATTGTCTGTAGGTATAAGTACAGGTATTGTCATGTAATTTCTAAATAACTTGTTATCACGTGTAGTCTATTTGCAGTTGCAGCAGTAGCTTTAAGTATATCAGATTCACCTAATACTAATGTAGCATTATGTCCACCCATACCTTGTATAGTAGATTTAGCTCCAACAAAAGTATCTTTTAAAAACTGAAAGGTATCATCTCCATTAACTATTGTTAATGATATACTATCATCATTGTTACTATCTTCACATATTATAATAGATTTTATAATAATAGTAGAGCCTTCTGCTACAGTAATTAATGCAGTAGCATTAGTAGTAGTAAGATCTACTTTAGAATTTTTGTAGGTATGAGCCATTACTCAACACTTTCTTTAAAGCCATCACTAAGTTTTTTCCAAAATTCGTCTAATGGATTATGTTCACAGTTAGCACATTTACAAGAAACACAGACACCACCATTACCACAATGACAACTATGTTCACAATTTCTACATTGATCTACGTCAGAAACCATGCAGCTACCTCCTGATTTTCTACATTATGATATCGTACTAATTGATTTACAACATCCTCTGCTACTAATTGAAACTCATATTGTGATAGTAATATACCTTCTAAAGTATATGCAGGATAGTTATAAACATATTCTAAGTTTTGTTTACTAGCCATTATCTACCACCATATTGTCCTTTACCAGAAGGATTAGCTCCACCTTGGAAACCGCCACCACCACCATCAGAAGCTCCAGAACCACCAGTACCACCAGCACCAGAATTTACTCCTGCATCAGTATTATTATTATTATTGTTATTGTTTCCAGCATTATTAGGATCTCTAAATGATTCACGATTGGCATCTGCTTCAGTAAACCCACCTATACCTGTATTAGTTTCATCACCACCAGAAGGATCTGGATCAGTATCTCTACCAAATAAGTCTTTAAGTTTATCTAAGAAAGATTTTTCCGTTTCATCTGGATTAGTAACACGAGCTTGTTCTCTAACATTCATAGTTATGTCATTGTAGGCTTCTTCACTTATATCTCTAATACGATCAAGTTTTTCTTGATAAGACTCATCAGGATTTAATACACCAGCTAAAGTAAAGTTGTTTACATAACCTGATAATATTTTAGCTATTGTAGCGTCTATACCATCTAATGCTGTTACTTCACCAGTTTCTGTATTAATTCTATAAGCTACTCCATTAATTACTTCGTGAGTATTTGTTACACTAGCGCCTTGATCTTTATCTCTACCCATAGCATCACGACCAGTATTACCTATAAGACCAGTATTAGTATCTTCTACTATTTCTTCATCTTTAGGTCTGCCAGTTCTAGGATCTATTTTACCTTCATCTACATCATAAATGTTTTCAAAGATACCGCCACCACCTGGATTAAAATCTAAATTATCAGTTCTAAACTGTCTGTTATATTCAGGAGTAACAATCTCAGTAGCTCCTGTAGTAGGATTAATAATTATTTGTTGTTGTTCTCCACCTTCAGTAGCATCTACACTTCTTCTACTTGAGCCAGTACCAGCTAACATATTTTGATATTCCATACGAGCTTGTTCAAACTGTGGCGTTAATATTTCTCTACGCAAATCATTTCTTAAGGTATCAAACTGTCTTTGAGATGTACTAGGGTATTGTATGTTTCTATACTTTGCTAATAATTCTTGAAAATAATCTCTTGCCATTATCTATAACCTTCTTTGATTGCTTCTATATCTATACCTTGTGCATCTGACCACGTGGTAGCTGCAGGTATAGTTAAGTTAAATTTAAAATATCTTGCTGATTTATGAAAAGGCATTGTACCTGTAGCATGTATACTAGCAGCAGCAGTATTAGAAGCAGTATCAGCAACTCTGTTTCTAAAACTTAATGTTCCTGTAGCAGCAGTAGTATCTACTATAGGTCTTACATGGGTAACTAAAGATCTATTCATTGGAAATAATTCTGTCTCTGAAGTTCCTATCTCAGCTTCTAATGCATCACCATTAAAAGATCCTAGCTTATGATCTGTACTAAATGCACCTACTGTTCTTAAGCCACCAATAAATATAGGGCTATCAAATGATACTGTTATTGCATCTATATCATTAGTACCTGATGCTGGATAGTCATCTAGTTCTTCTAAAGTAAATCCAGGTGATAGATAATCTATAATAACTTCATGTTCTAATTCTACAATAGACCATCTATTACTAGCTATGTGAAATATTAATATCTTATCATTAAGTGTACCAGAGTTATTACCAGTAGCAGAAGGATAAGACCACATAATTAATTTGTTTTCATGATCATAAGAAGCTCTTACTCTTTCTCTTAATGCAAACTTAAGATCATTATAGAAAAAACGATCTACTTTATTTGCACCAATAGGTTTAGCACTAGAACCATCAGTAACATAAAAACCATCTTCAGATAAAAAGTAAACCATGTTACCTACCTGTATTACATTTTTACCTTGTACAGCTCCTCTATTATCTTCTATTCTTCTAAAAGAAAATACTACATTACCACCACGATAATCCATACGAGTAATACGAGACTCTTGAAATATTAATCCAAACTGTCCACCAGTAACTCCTGTAATTACACCACCCTCTGGTAGTGTTTCAGAGTCAGCTTGGTTTACACCTGTAGTCCATGCAGTAGGATCATTAAAGCTAGACCATTGTACTTTGTTTTGCAATGTAGCTTGGAAACCTGTAACCACAAAATTACCTACAACTGCTGCATGTCTAAAAGATGGAGGTGATCCAGCTAATGCTGCAAAGTCTGTTGAGCTATCTAGTGTCCATGCTTGCGGTGCATCATCACCATTAAAAGCAATAACAACTTCACCAAATCTAATAAAATCCCAATAAGATTCAGCAGGATAACTAAAAGTAGTACCTCCACTTTCATCAACAAAAGCATTAGATGTTAGTTTATATAATTTAGTAGCATCACCTGCAAATATAGATACAACACCACTATCAGATTTAAATGCTTTACCACCTTGCGCTCTAGCAGTTAACGCATTACTTGAAGTAGCAGCTATACTATTAAAAGGTCTATAACTGTTTACTGCAGGAAATACATTTCTAGCTTGTGTAGAACCAGGATTGTTATGATCTGGTAGGTCTGGTAGCCATTCTCCAAAAGGTAACTGCATTATTTTACGTTATCTAAGTTGTTAATATTAATACCTGATCTTTGAATTAAAGGTGATCCATTGTATTTATCTAAAGCATCTGCATCTTCTGCTTGTTTAATTGCAGCTTCATACTGAGTTTTAAATTGTAATACTGTTTGTTGGTCCATGCCTCTTATGAATGTTGATGCATAGTATAACGCACCATATAAATATATATCAGGAAACTTTGTTAAAATAGTATTAGTTGTAGTTGAAGCGTCAATACTATCAAAGGCTTTATAGAAAACTATTCTTGCTGTGTAAGTACTGTCTGGTGCAGGACTAAATCTAAAGTTTGATCCTTCAATAGAGAAAGCTCTAGGTACACCTGTATTAGTAAAGTCTTGTGTATCAGCTTGATGAAAGGGAGTCATTAATGATAACACTCTATCAGGAGTAGCACTAGTTAAAATAAAACTTCTTATCTGTAAAAATCCTGTAGGTAATGCTTCAGTTGCTGAATCAATAGTAAATGCACTATCAACAGTTTCCATATCTCTTATTCTTAATCTACGATTAAAGTCTGCTTCAGTAAGATCTATAAAGTCATCTATCTCTGAAGTCAAATCATCACGTGCTAAGAAATTAGCAATAGCTGTTTTTAAATTTGCATAATTGTTTAAAGCCATTATAACCTTTTACTTCCTGTTCTAAAGTTTTCGAACTCATTACTATTAATCATCTTTTTAATAATATCTCTTTGATCATCTGCATGTAGTTGATGATAATTAGAATGACCAAATAGTTCTTTAGTTTTAATTTGTAATGCAATCAATGGTATCTGTGCTATACGTTGAAACTCACCTTTTTGTTCTGTATGGTTTCTTGCTATCTTATTGGCTTTAAGTATAGATTCAGTATCTTGTGATTTTTTTACTACAAGTTTGCTTGTTGTTTTATCTATATGTATATCCTGATTAGGATTATATATATCTGACATGTTACAGCTCCGTTGTATCTACAGCATATGCATCAACTAAAACTCTCCAACCATATGTATCAGACATAAATACAAGTCCAATACCTGTATTCTCTGTGGTCAATGTTAAGTCTGCAGTTAATCCTTGTATCTTTTTTCCGTTTCTAGCAACAGTTAAATTAGCACTGTCAAAGTTTGCAGCACTATCTAGTATATGTATCTCATCTCCAACAGAAGGTGCTGAAGGTAAAGTAATTGTAAATGCAGCTGTTGTTGCAGTGTCTGCTAATAATCTATCACCAGCTACTGCTGTGTATGCAGAAGTTTTAACAGTCCATCTTTTTAATGCACCATTAATTGCTTCAGCTACAGTTAATGTACTAGCCATATCTACTGCGCCATCTATATCAACTACATCTAAATTAGTTGTACCATCTACATCTAGGTCACCATTAAAGTCAGCATTACCAGCAAGTGTTAAAGTGGTAGCCATGTCAACAGCTCCATCAATATCTACTACGTCTAAGTTTGTAGTACCATTAATATCTGCATTGCCTTCAATATCAAGAGAAGCACCATCAATTTCACCAGTAACAGTAATAGAATCTACAAATGTATCTTTAAAGCGTAAAGAGGTTGTACCTAAGTCTACATCTGAATCTGTTTCTGG